TGAGTATCTGAACCGCATTCCCGAGGAAGTGCGCGGTGACGTTGAGCCAGTCTTCAAGGATTGGGATAAGAGCGTCACACAACGGTTTCAGCAGGCCAGCGAGTATCGCAAGGGCTGGGAGCCGTACGAGCAGGTAGGTGTCAACCGTTACGATCCCGCGGCCGTCCAGTGGGCGCTTCAGTTTTTCGAGGCGCAGCAGAGCAACCCGCAGGCGATCCAGGAGTGGTTCCAGCAGTATGCGCAGGAGCACGGCCTGGAAGCCGCCCAGCAGGCTGCCGAGCAGCTACAGGGCCAAGAGGACCCGTACGGGTACGCCGACCCATCTCAACAACAGCTAGAGGCCCTTCTCCAACAGAAACTCTCGCCGTTCGAAAAGCAGTTACAGCAGATGAACGAGCGTTTCCAAATGCAGGAGGAGCAGCAGCGCATCGCGGAGGCTCAAGCCTTCATCGACTCCCAGCTAAAGGGCTTGGAGGAGAAGCATGGCGACGAGTTCAACCGCGATTGGGTCGAGAAGTTCATCGGCAATCACATCGAGTCGAACCCGGAGCAGGCCGTTGAGCTTGCCTGGCAGGACTTTCAGGCGCTGCGAAACCAACTCGAGAAGGCCACCTTGCAGTCCAAGGTTGATGCCCCGCCACCCGCTGAGACGGGTGGGTTCCCGGACACGAATCCGGATGAGATCAAGTCTTGGAAGCGGGCTAGCGAGATCGCGCTACAGACGCTCCGTCAGCAGAACCGAGCGTAACCGAAGGGTGCGGGCTCCCATCCCCCTGACATAAGGAGCCCTTGTGGCAACACAGAACTTGGCGGGGCTTGATGCCCTGTTGAAGAACGTCTACCGGGGTCCCTGGGTCGAGCTTCTGAACCAGGAAACCTACATTGTAGACCAGCTCGAGAAGACGAACGCCAGGGAACTCGGCACGTTCAGCGGTCGCCAGCTCATCTTCCCCGTCCACACCGGCCGTAACCGCGGCCGTGGCGGCACGACGGACGGTGGCGCGCTGGCAGTCGCGGGCACGCAGTCCACGCTCGACGGCATCGTCACCATGAAGTATTTCAACCAGGCGATCGAACTCACCGACCAGGTGATCAGGCAGTCGAAGGACGACGAGGGTTCGTTCGTTCGGGCACTGACGTTCGAGCAGGACCTGGCCGCGGCCGACCTTCGCAAGGACATCGGCCGTGTCGCGTACGGAACCGGCGACGGTCTGCTGGGCTCGTGCACGACGACTCAGGGCGCGGTGAACACTTTCGCGGTGGACAGCGGCCAGTACATCGCGGTTGGCGACCCGGTGGACATTCTCGTCCGCTCCACGGGCGCCACTGGTACCGGCGCGGTTGGCCGTACCGTCACCGCCGTCTCCTACACGGGCACGGCGGCATCGGCTACGCAGACCAACGCGAACGTCACCATTTCCGGCGGCACGATCTCCGTGGACAACACCTACGGCGTCTACATTTCCGGTGACCGTGCGAATGAGTCGGACGGCCTGCGCAACATTCTTGCGACCGGCCGCACCCTGCACCAGATCAACTCGTCTACGAACTCGATCTGGGATTCGAACGTGCTTGACCTCGGTCAGGCGAACCCGAACGAAGATCGTCTCATGTACCTCGCGCAGGTGATCCGCCAGCGTTCGGGCAAGACGATCGACGTGTTCCTTGGCTCGCTCGGCACTCAGCGCCGCATGGCGAACACCTACGCTTCGCAGAAGCGCTGGAACGACGATCATGCCACCCAACTGAACGGCGGCTATAACGCCATTATGGTTAGCGCGGGCGGTAAGGCTGTTCCGTTCGTCGCGGACGTGGACTGCCCCGCCGGCCAGATCATGGCGCTGAACAAGAGCGCGTTCGCGTGGGCTCAGCTGATGCCCCCGGACTGGCTCGAGGCGCCGGACAACAAGGGCTCGATCCTTCACCTGAAGGACGGGTCTACCGCCGGTTCGAAGGTGCTCGTCTGGCAGGCGTGGATGATCTGGTACGTCACCCTGGTGACGATCGCTCCTCACCAGAGCGGACGGATCATCAACGTGAACGACGACATCCCGGTGACCCGCGTCTAAGGACTCGGAGACCAACCCTGCGCCGCCTTCGGGCGGCGCAGGGGGTCACCCGAAAGGAGACACATGGCAGTTGTCGTAACACCCGTGCGCTCATTCGCGATGGGTGACCGCATGTGCCAGGTCATCGACGTGACCGGCGACACGTCGTACCCGACCGGCGGTAGTTCGCTGACGCCCGCCCAGTTGCAGATGTCGGAGATCCACTTGCTGGACCCGCAGCCGCCGCTTTCGGGTCTGCGGCTCTACAAGTACGACTATACGAATAAAGCGCTGAAAGCCTTCAGCGCTTTCGGTACGGAAGTCGCCAACACCACGAACCTTACCGCGGACACTATTCGCTGCTTCGTGGTTGGCAAGGGCTTCCCGCTCACCGGACCGAACGGATGAGGGTAGAGCCGGCTCATATAGATCAGATCCGGCAAGCCTCTCATGGTGAGATGGTGATGATCAGCGCCGACGCCGGTGGTGTCGCCGCTGATCTTCACCGTATCGACCCGTGCCTGAAGGTTCGCTTCGCGGAGAACGCCAGGCCGCCGTTCTGGGCGGTGTACCACGAGAGCCCGGACGGCCGTGACACGTACCTCGTTCTTACGGCGAAGGCGTACCAGAACCATTCTGGGGTGTGGGAGGGGCTAGATCAGCGGATCGTGAAGCGTATCGAGGAGATTGACCCGCGCGGGCGCAGCGGGTACGACTTCGCGAAGGAAGTAGAGCACGCTTCCGCCACCAGGCGCGAGAAGGCGTCTAAACGGTTTGCGGAGCAGACGGGCGAGTACGGCGAGCTCGCGGCGTACGTGGTGCGCAGGGAGCTTGGCGAAAGGTACAAGGGTCGGGCCTTTGTGCCGAAAGACGTTACGTGATCTTTTGCAACCAGTGCTCGGGAGTGATGGTGCCGGACCCGACCGCGCTCGTCAACGCTTTGAAGTGCGTTGGCTGCGGGAGGGTGATTCCGGCTACTGGCGTGCGGCATCCGAAGACCGAACGGCGGCATTTGAATCGCGCTTTGCGCGCGGCCCGGAGAATGAAAGGCAGACGCGATGCAGCTTAGTGACCTCCGGTCGGAAGTGTTCGCGCACGGGTTCGACCCGGTCCAGTTCGGTATCGCGCGCGTCAACCAGTACATCAACGATGGGCTTCAGCTTGTAGCGAACCGCGTCCAGTTCTACCAGGAGGAGACCACTAGCGACTTCTCCACCGTTTCCGGTACTACCAGCTATCCGCTGCCGGCCGATTTCGCGCGCGTGCGCTCGCTTCGGGATACAGGGAACACGACGGAGATGATGAATGTGGACTTGCGGATGATTGACCGCTCCACCGTCACTTCCGGCAGGCCGCTGTATTACGCGTTGGACGGCACGAACGTTCACTTGTATCCGACGCCCGATGGTGTCTATTCGATGGAGCTTCGCTACTGGAAGGTTCCGGCGACGCTCGCGCTCGACGCTGACGTTCCCAGTCTTCCGGTCCGCTGGCATCGACTTCTGTCACTTTGGGCGATACAAGAGTGTTACGCGGCGGAGGATGACCCGCAGACCGCACAGTATTGGAAGCAGCGCTTTGACGAGGGCCTGTCTGAGTTCGCGGCGGATGTGAAGTTTCCGAACACAGATCGCGCGAGTCAGGTGCAGGATATGTGGCGGACCGGCTCGGGCCTGGGTATCCGCGGGTGGTCGCTGTACGGGACCCTATGGGAAGAGTGGTGACCCCCCATGGGGATGCCGTTCCTCTATCAGGACTTCCACGGGGGCTTGAACCTGAAGGACGCGCCTACTCTTCTCGTCGATAACGAGGCCAGAGACCTGTCGAACGTGCAGGGAACGACGGCCGGCGCGGTGGTGAAGCGTAATGGTCTGAACACGTTCGCTTCACCGGCCTCCGCGCTCACGAGCTTAGCCCCGCTTGAGTCGGTGGGACCGTTTCTGGTCGGGGCGGGCGGCACGTCGCTTTACAGCATCGCAACGGGCGGCGTGGTCGCGTCGATCAAGACGGGCCTGACGAACAATCTGCGCTGGGAGTTCGTAAGCGCGCCGGTGGTTTCCAGTCAGGGGCCGCTGTTCGGGGTAAACGGAACCGACACTCCGCAACAGTGGAACGGCGTCGCAGGGTCCACGTCGAACTGGACGAACGCCTCCGGCTCGGTGGCCGTGCCAAACGGCAAGTACATGGCTTACGCCAACAATCAGGTTTTCATCTCGGGCGTAGCGGCATTTCCCTCCACTGTCTACTGGTCTGCGATCGCGGACCCGACGAACTGGGACCCGGCGAGCCTTACCGGCGCGGGCAGCGCGCAGTTCGACCCGAACGACGGGCAGGCGATCACTGGCATCGGCCGCGTCGGGCCATATGTGCTCGTGTGCAAGCCCCGCAAGCTGTGGGTGATCGCAGACACAGCCAATCCGACAACCCGTCGCATCTCCGACAACATCGGCTGTGTTTCTCACCGTTCTATCGCCACAGGCTCCGAGGGCACCTATTTCCTCTCCGAGGATCGTGGCGTCTACATCACGAACGGTTCGAAGCTGACGCCGATCTCCGACAAGATCCAGCCAGCGATGGACGTTGTCGCCGGGCAGCGATCACAGGCCGCGGGCGCCTACTATAACGGCCACTATTATCTGAGTGTCGCGGGAGGGGGCGCACCGCCGAACGACACTACCTATGATTATGATGCCACGCTTCAGTCTTGGTGGCGGCACACGTTCGGCTCGAACCAGTTCGCAGTCTGGCATCCGTCCACGACGGCGGGCCTCTACAGCGCGAAATCCACGAGCGCGAAGGTGGACCAGTGCTTCGTTCCCGGCGTCACGCAGGATAACGGCGCGAACTTCACCTGGGTGTGGCGCGGCCCGTGGCAGTCCCCGACCTTCTATCGCCGTCGCAGGTTCCCGACCCCATACTTTCGCAAGCGTCTGCGTCAGGTACGCATGGAGGGGCAGGGGACAGTGGATTTTTCGTTGGCGAAAGACTATGCAGGTGCGGAGACGCTGATCGCTTCCAATATTCTCGGGACGAACACGGGCGGCATGTTCGGCGGGACCGGCTCCTTCGGCGGAACGGGCCTCTTCGGAGACGCGGCGACAATCAACCGCCAGCGCTTCTATTCGCTCGGCGTCGCGAACGTCTTCAGCCTGGTTTTCGGCGCTACCTCTAGCACGCAGGATGCGCTCTACTCTTACACCCTGATGGTCGCTGACCGGAAAGACTCGGTGACGTAGCTTGGGCCAGATCAGCCTCAACCTGCCACAGATTGGGCTAAACAACTCAACCGAAGATGCGAAGATCCCGTCTGACTTCACGACGCTTCAGACCGTCATCAACGGCAACCTAGATACGACGAACATTTCGTCTACGGCGGGGATCACGGACGCGCAGCTGGCCTCCCCTGGCAACAGTTTCCGGAAGCTGATCTTCTTCAACATCGGCCAGATCCAGGGCAGCCTCTCCTATTCCCCCTCGGGGCAAGATTTCATCATTCCGCCGTTGGGGCCGTTGATCTCCAACGGTACGGGTACCAGCATCCCGGTTCCAATCCTACCGTCCGACTCCGGTATCGCCAGCCAGCCGCAGGACTTCCAGACCGCGGGTAAGACCACGTATTGCCGTATCCGAGGCGTGATCGCCCAGAACGCCACAGCTACCGCAGTAAACGCGACGGTCAGGCTCCTCTATGTGACGGGCGTCGGCGGGAGCTCGGGTTTCGTCTCCTACACGCTCTCGCCCGTCTCGGGCACGGATTGCAACAACGTGAACATGAGCTTCGCGAACACAATGCAGCCGTTCGAGTCCGGCCAGTTCGCGCTTTCCGCCACCGCCAACCAGTACTTCACGATCGGGATCAACCTATCGGGTGGCACGGGCACCACGCCAGCGGCGTCGTTCGGGGCGGTCACCGCCGGCCTGTACGCCTACACGGCCTAGTTCAGCCACACGCCCGCAAGTTGCGCTCGACGTATCTCGTCGGAGGGCGGTCCGTACCACCAGTGGGTGTGACCGTTGACGGTGATGTCGTTGCCGTTCCAGGCTTCGTCGATCCACGCGCGCTTATGGTTTTTTCGCGCGACGGCGAAGAACTGCCCCGGCTGGAACCCCTTGCGCATGATGTACGGGTGGGCCGAAATCACCTGTGCCCCGGGAAGACCGTAGTGGAGCGCTTCCTTCAGGAATCCGAGCCCCCAAGGGGTGATTCCACCGGCCACTAGGATCGCGTGCGGCAGTAACTTGCGAACGTACGGCTCGGTGGCTTGCCACTGGACGGCGTAGTCATGTCCGGTGTCGTGGGCGCCGTTGTGTGTCTGCCAGATATAGGCGACTTCTTGCTCGGAGCCGATACCGACCGCCCAGATGTAGTGTCGGTATGGCGGCAGCACCTGCTTGAAAAACTCGTGGAC